TCGGCCCCCGCGAAACGGCGCCAGCCGGCAGGCGCGTAGCTCAGTGGCAGAGCGCTCCTACGACATGGGAGAGGTCAGGGGTTCGATTCCCTTTCGCGCCTACCACCTTTTCAATAGGTTAGAGGAAAACGCATACGAACAAAAGCGGTATGACGAAGGACTAAAACAGCGCATTTTGGGGTATTTCTGGCACAAATCTGACACACGGTCGCGCGGCGTACAAACAAGGTACGGCCCTGGGAAAACGATGAACTGCCCGGCCTGCTACGGTAAACGCACGCTCCCCGACGGCTCGCCGTGCGCCTATTGCTGGGGACAGGGGATCATCCATTGTTGTGAAGGCCCGATCGGCGACGCGTGCGAGACCAGCAACGAGTCGCCGGGGTGCCAAAGTCCGATGACGCGTCAGGCCGCGGTCCCGAAGATCAGCCCGAGGATGGCGACGAGCCCGCCGAGGACTTCAAAGAGGTAGTGCAGCAGCGGCTCGGGGAGTTCGAAGCCGATCGCGACCAGCAGCGTCGCCACGCAGGCGGCGACCCCCGGGGTTGCCATGCGGCCGAGAAAATCGATCACCGGGTCAACCCTTGGCTTGCCAGCGCGCGTAAGCCGTCACGAGCTTCTGGTCGTATCTGTTGGCGGCGAAACCCGGCCCATTGTAGCTGCGGGCGAAGGCTTGCCAGTTGCGGGTGCGCAAGTGGCCGTCGAGCCGGTTGGTCTGGACAAATCCGACAAAGGCGTCGAGATGCGGCCCGGCCCCGGCGTGCATCGCCGCGACAAAGCCCTCGATCAGCGGGTGGCCGACCGCGGCGTGGTTGGTCCCGAGTATTTGGAACAGGCCCCACGAGCAGGCGCGGTGCGCCGCCGCCCAATCGAGCCGGGCCGCACCCGCCAGCCGGACATCGTGTTGCGGCGCCCCAGCGCGGCCGTAGAGGGTGCGATCCCAATTCGGCACCGACAGCCGCACTCCGGCGCTGTCGCGCGCCTGGCGGTGCCGCCCCTGGGTCTGACGGTCAAAGATATGCGCCTCGTAGAGGATCTGCGGGCGGCCGTCCGGCAAGAAGCCGCGGCCGGCAGCCTCGACCTCGGCGACCGCGCGCACCGCCGCGACTTCGACATTGAGCGCTTGGGCTGCGCGCGCGAAGTCGGCGTCCGTCAGATGCAGCGCGCCTCCGAGAGGCATTGCGTCCTCGGCGATTTCGGTATCGTCGGGCTCGGGGTCGTCGCCGAGATCGGCGGGCAGTTCCGCTTCGCCGGCGCGGCGCGTCAGCAGACGCCACAAGAGGCTCATCATGTTCTCCTTTCGAGGGTATCGAGCCGCTCGGCCAGCTCCTTGATCGCGTTCAGCATCGCGTATTTCAGCGCGGTTCCATCAAGAGCCAAAAGCGGCGTTTCTGCGGTATCGTCAGCATGTAATTTCAATCCGCGCTCTCTGACCATTTCCGGCATGATGTCGCGGCAGTCCTGGGCTATCAGTCCGACATAACGGCGTCCGTCATCGGGATAACCGCCAAGACCATTGGTAGCATAAGATACCGGCTCGAATTGGCGAACCGCTTCGAGTCCGCGTTTGTAAGGTTCGATATCCTTTTTAAGCCGGATATCGGACCACGGAATCCATTCGATGCCTTGGCCTTTCCAGGCGTCATTGCCTTGCAGCCAGAGATTATTAGAATTAAGGCGTACTTCGTTGAGACTGTAACCTCCCCCGGTCGGCTGGATATGGATATCGCCACCGCCGGGGCGTGAGATTTGCCCGATGCCGGGCTGCGCCAATACCAGATCAAAAGTATTGCATTGGACGTTGCCGCAATAGATAGTGCCGCCGACGTCCAATTGGCCCGCAAGAGCGGCATTGTTATTCATCTGGACGTGGCCGGCGACGGTCAAGCCGCCCGCAACGCTGACGTCATAGTCGGCATAGAATTGACCGTGTATCCCGGTCGCCGCCAAATGCGTCTCGCCGGCGACATTCAACCCGCCGTGCAAGCTCGTCGCCGCGCTGACATTCAACCCGCCGCCGAGATGCAAATCCCAGCCGTTGACGTTGCCGAGCCAACTGTGCCCGCCGACCGAGAGGTCGCCGTTGAAAGAACCGCTGCCGGTGGCACCGAGACTCCCCGGCACATGCACAAAATTCGCGCCGAGGGTGATGTTGGCAAGGTTGCCGGCACCGGCGGCGGTAATCGCCAAACTATCGCTGCCCGACGGCCGCGCGAGATAGCCGGAGCCGGTCAGCACCAGGTCGCCGCCGACGTTGAGATTGCCGGCGACCGTTCCTGACCCGCGCACGTTGAGGCTTTGCATGCAGTCGACGAGACCGGTGTCGCTGATTTCGAGCCCATTGCTCGGAACGCTGTCGCCGGTTTCGAGCCCGAGGCGCAGCCGGCCGCTGCCGCAGCCGATCGCATAGGCGCGGTTGTCGGCGAGATTGTGCAAGGTCAGCGACGGCCAGTTGCCGCCGGTCGCGCGCATGCGCCCGGAACTGACCGTCAGCTGCCCGGCGACGGTCAGATTGCCCGGCCCGGCGAGCGTCCCGCCCGAGAGCGGCAGATAGGCCGAGAGGTCGGGGTTTTCGCCGATCGCTATCGCGCGGATCGCGTCATAGAGCTGGCGGTGCGAGGCTTTATCGGGTGCGATGCCGGCGGCGGTGACGACAAACAGCACTTCTTCCTGCAGCATGTTGAGCCACCAGGCGTCGACCACGGTCGCCTCGAGCCCCGCCGCCGGGTTGCCGTCGGTAAAAAAGCCGGGAGCGACCGACGGCCCAACGATCGGCAGTTGCGGAACCGTGGTGACGTTGTCAATTCGGTACACGCGGCCCCTCCCCCTCCCCGCCGCTCGGCGCCGCGCTGTTGAGCCCGTCCTGCGCCGCCCTGTTGTCTTGAGCGAGGGCCTGTTGTTGGATTTTGGTCAGCAATGGCGCCACAATGCGGTAGGGCCCCTCGGCGAGGATCGCCATTGCCTGGTTCCACTCCGCCGCGGTCATCCGGACGGTAATTTCGTCGGTCGCTTCCACGTGTGTTCCCCTCAGTTGACGACGTGCGCGAAGGGCGGCAACAGGCAGTAGGTCATCTGCACCGACCACACGCCGTCGGCATCGGCGCCGAATAGCGGCGGGTGCCCGCCGCGCCAGATCAGCACCGAGCCTTGCGGGAACCCCGCCGGGGCAAGACCGGCGCTACGTTGCAATCGGACCTGGTTGCCGAGCACGTTGAAGGCGTGGCCGAGGGCAAACCCGAACATCTCCTTGTGCGCTTCGTCGGTTGATTGAAAGCCGTCCATGATGACGGTCAGATAGTTGAGGTCGAAATTGTCGGTGTGGTCGAAGGTGAACCGCAGAGTGCGGGCGTCGGGTCCGACCAGGGCGGCGGCGGCATTGGCCTCGATCTGCTGGCGCAGCAGCACCCCGGCTTCGGCCGTCTCGTCTTGGGGGGCGGGATCGTCAGGCATGGCCTTCCTCCAATTGTTGCACGCGGCGGGCGAGCGCCTCGGTCGCTGCGGCGAGCTGCTGGATCGCGCGCACCGAGTAGGCGGCAAGCGGCATTAGATCGACCCCGAGCAGACCCTCAGCGCCATTTGGGCCGGTTACCGCTTCGGGGATCACCCCTTGCAGTTGCTGGGCGATAAAGCCGATTTCGTCGTGGCGCGGCGGGGCTTCGGGAGTGACCGGGTTGATGCGGTCGTAGGCGTAGAGTTCGATTGCGCAGACCGCGGCCAGTCCATCCTTACTGACCGGCGCGACATTCGCCTTGAACCGCGCGTCGCAGATGTTGGCCTGGATGGCCCCATTCCAGATCCCGTCGACAAATTGATTTAAGGCTTGGCCATCCCAGTGAAACGCAATCGCATTGTTGGTGAAGCGGTAAACCACGCCGTTGCCGCCGATCTGCGCCTCAACGCCGACGTTGATGACGCCAGTAACGGTCGCGTTGCCGACAACGGCGAGGCTGGCGCGGCAATTGAGCAAGCCGAGCGCCTCGATGCCAGTGGCGTGAAAGGTCAAGGTGTCGAGTGGCGTATCGCCGGCGGCGGAAAGGTTGAGCTGGCGAAACCCGGCAACGTTCGGCCTCTGAATAAACCCCTGCGCCTGGTCTCGGCGGTCGAGCACGAGGTTGCCGGCGTGCAAGGTGAAATTGCCGTTGCCCCCGAGCGTGGCGATCGCCGTCGCGCCGGCAAACCAGCTAAAGAAATCGGCGTTACTGCGGCAGCTAAACCACATGCCGCCCGCCATGATGCCGAGCGCCAGTTCGGTCGTGCTGACGGTGGGGAACAGCACCAAGCGCGTCCCGGCCGAGCGGCCGTCGGCCTGCGGCGGGGCGAGCCCACCGCTGAAGACGAGCGGGCCGGAATTGCCGCCCAACGGCAACGACACCGCGCCGTTGACGGTGAGGCCGCCACCGACGGTGAGCCAGTTAGCAACAGTAAAATCGCCGCCGGCGTTGAGCCGCGCCGCGGCCGTCAGCGGCACCCCGGCGGTGTCGGTTGGGCCAAAGAGCAATTCCCCCGCGAGCCCCCCGACCCACATGCCATAGGCCGGGGTGCTGGTCGAGCCGGTGTTGTGGATCGACCAGCCGGGACTGCCCCCGCCGCTGACCAGCGCGCGGTTCGAGGCGACATTCAAGGTGCCGCGCACGTTGAGCCCGGCGCCGGCGATGTCGACCAGGCCGGCGCCGTCGATTATCACGCGGGACGCCGGGATCCGCCAATCGCCGATTTCGAACATGCCGTCGCCCCGGATGCCGATACCCCAGCTGCTCTCGGGGACGGTAAACAGTATCCGCGGGGTCTGGCCCGCATCGGCTTGCAGGGTGAGGATGTCACTGCCGCCGGCGCGGTAGAGCGTGCCGCCGGTCAAGGGCAGGAAGTCGCCCGCCCCCAAGCCCGGCGGCCCTTGTGGACCCTGCGGACCCTGCCCGCCGGCCGGCCCCGGCACGCCTTGCGGCCCCTGCGGGCCTTGCGGCCCGACCGGCCCCGGAAGTCCCGGCAAGCTGTCGGCGTATTGTTTGGTTGCCGCGTGCAGCGGCAATGTCGGGTCGCCGGCGAGGATGAGCGGTCCGGTCAAGATGCCGCCGGCGAGCGGCAGCAGCCGCAGCAGGCCCTCCTGCAGAGCGTCGATTTCGTCGCGCGCCACTCGGAAGTTGCCGCGCACGCTTTCGGTTGTCGGGTTGCCCGAGATCGGCAGGGTGTCGTCGATTTGGCTCGCCATCGCGCTCACCCGCGCTCGCCGAAGGCGTTGACTTGCAGCGCCTCGTCCTAGATCGAGTCGCCGCCGTCCCAGACCGAGTCGCCGCCATCCCACGGCACCCCGATTCGGTAGGCAAATTGCAGGATCGTGTGCGCCGGCTTTAAGGGGTCGATCACGCATTCGAGCATGCGGTTGCCCCAGCGCCGAAGCGCCTCGCCGGCGGTCGACCGCCCGGCGCGGAACTTCCACAGCGTGTAGAGTGCCGCGGTGATCCGCCAGGTATAGAGCCAGTCGATGCCGTTGACCGGATCGCCCGCCCGGTTGCGCCCGGCGCGAAAGGCAAAGAACTCGGTGATCGTGATGTCAAAGCCGAGCGCCTTGGCGACTGCGATGTAATAGGCCCGCGACTGGCCGCCGCGCGTCGCCAGCTTGGCGAGCACCACGGCGCGGCGTTCCTGCAACCCGGTCAAGGGCGGCTCGATGCAGGGGTCGGGCAGGCCGCAGACCCGCTCCCAGTCGCTCAAGGTTTCGAGCGCCGAGCCGGGGTAGCTTTCGCTCAACAGATCGCAGTCGCGGCGATGCACCCGGGCGAACTCGACGGCCAACCCGGCAAAGGTACGCATCAAGACGGTGTCGGGGTCGCGCGGCCAGGCCCAGCCTGTTGGCAGCAAGTCGGCGACAAACTGGGCATAGTCCTCGGATGTGAAGCCGCAGACCGGCTATGGCTCGCGCTCGGGGATGATGTCGCGGGCGAGCTCGACCCTCATTGATAGTGGACCTCGCCGAGGGCGACGATCTCACCGACCTCGACATCGACTTGCGCCGCCGGGGCGACCAAGACAAAGCGGCGCACGCCGGGGGTAAAGGCGATCGCCGCCGACCATTGCGAGAGATAAATCGACCCGCCGGGCTCGGTTTCCTGCAACAGCATCTGCGCCAGGCCCTCGGCGATCATGTCGCGGATCTCCGGGGTGTCGGGTTCGAGCCCCGCGATCGTCACGTCAACCGGATAGGCAATTGGGGGATAGACGAGGATCCGCGCGGTCACCGGCCGCACCGGGTCGATATGCGCCGCGACCAAGGCGGCGTCGGCCTCGGTCGGGATGCCGGCGCCGGCCGGGTTGTTCGCGCGCACCTCGTCCATCATGAAGCGCACCGTCACCGAGCCGGCGCCGTTTTGCAGCGGATAGCACCAGGCGCGGGTGACGCCCGGCACTTCCAACGTCCAGCGGACATAGTCGAAGGCGGCACCACCATGCGGCGGCTGGCGGATGCGCATCAGCACCGCCTGCAACAGCAAGGCGAGGCTCTGTTGGTCGGCGCCGCCTGCGAGGCCGGGATATTCGACAGTGCCCTCGACCGCGACCCCGGCCGCAGTCGTGCTCAACCGGAGCACCGCGCCGGGATCGGCGTTGCCGGCGCGGCTGGGCTCGTCCGCCTGCACAAAGAGGACGATCTGCCCGTCATATTCCGAGCCGCCCGCGTCGGCGTGATAGCGCACGCCGCCGCGCTGCATCAAGGCGCCCGCCGGCACTTGTGCACCTGGTTGCGCTGCCCAGGCGACAAGACCCGTGGCGGCTGTCGCGGGATAGCGCTGCACCCCCCAGATCGAGGCCCAGCGTTCAAGAAACTCTTCCTCGGCGGTGTCCGGGAAGAGTTGCCGAAACGACCATTCGAGCCGGCCATAAAGCAGGTGCGTGGTTCCCGCCTCGACTTCCGAAAAGGCGCGCAGGTTGTTGACCCGCAGCCGGGCATCGGCACCCGGCAGTTTGTTGGCCAGATCGTCGGCGATGCGGGCGCGCAGCGCGTCAAGCAGCGGGCGCTCGAAGGGCATCAGCGGACCGGCTGCATGTTCTGGGCCCAGGCCCAGCTGAACCGGCGCGACAGCAATTGCGCGCCGTCGCGCTGGATCACGACCGAGATATCGAGGCGGCCGGGGGTCTGCTCATTCCATTCGGCGGCGATGGCGATGTCGTCGGCGACTTCGTCCTCGATTATCCAGGCCAAGGCCTCGCGCGTGTAGTCTTCGGCGCGCAGCCGCACCGAATTGAGTTGCTTTTCGCGCGACAGCAACCACAGCCGCGAACCAATCGGCCCGATGTTGCTGGTGCCGAGGGCGCGGTTGCCGAGATCGGCACTCCAATCGGCCCACCAGCCGCGACGGTCGCTGTCGCTGGGGTCGGGCAACGGATCATCGGCCAGCGCCAGGCGGTCGGTGAACAACGATAAGATCACCGCGGTTTCGAGATCGCGGCCCGCGGCGAGATCGGTGCCGGCGAGCATCCAGTCGCCGGTCAGAGCCCAAGGATCCCAGGTGGTCAGAATGTCGCTCATGATTCACCGCCCCCGACGCTGCCGGTTGCGTTGAGGCTGCCGTCGAGTTCGATGTCGCCCTTGATGGCGATTTCGGGCGCTTCGATTTCGAGCTTGTCGGCCTTGATGGTGACCGCTTCCTCGGCGGTGATGATCAAGGTCTTGGTCGTGATTTCGATAATGTTGTCGCGGCGAAGGACGATCGAGTCGCCCTCGTTGGTGTAGATCGCGACCTCGCCGGCGGCGAGCCCGGTAAAGCGCGAAGCACGGTCATCGGTGCCGACCACCACACCGTGATCGCGGCCGCCGCCGACAAAGACGACGATGACCTCGCTGTCGGCCGGCGCGTTCGAGGAAAACCCGTAATTCTGAAAGCGCTCGACCGCGGTCTTGGCCTCGTCGCGCAATAGCGAGACCTGCTGCAATTGCATGCCGTTGTCGTCGTCAGTCGTCGCCAGGACGCCGCGGCAGATCATGTTCATGACCCGACGATGAGTGGCGCGCCCTTCGCTCATGATGTCCCCACCACGTCGCGCCACGGATCGGCCGCACCGCCTTTGCCTTTGCCCTTGCCCTTGGCGCCAGTGCCTGATTTGGCCGCCTTTTTCTCGCGTTTACCCTTGCGTTTGGCCTCGGGCAGAAAGGCGTCGGGCAAGGTCAGGTTCAACTGGGTCGAGGCGCCGCCGTCGTCATAGGTGAAGGTGGTTTCGGCGATGATCAGTTCGCGATCGAGCGCCA